ACTAAGACAGAACTTAAGAAGTTCCGAGCTGCATTACAATCTATCGTAGATGACTGTGCTCAGCATCAGGTTACAGTTAAGAAACCTAGAGCTGTCAAGGTTAAATCCCCAGCATTGGTAGTTAAGAAACTTAAGTATATGTTTAAACATGATCTATTGAATCTTAAGTCTATCAATCCAGCAGACATCGTTGGTGCTAAAGAATTATGGATCTATAATATCAAGTATAGAAAGCTTGTAGCTTATGTAGCTGATGACTCTGATAGCTTAACAGTCAAAGGTACTACAATCATCAATTATAGTATCGCTAAATCATGGGCATGGACTCTTAGGAATCCTGAGAAGTTCTTTAAAGATACACAGATCGGTAAGCGTTCATTGAATGCTGCAGCAAAAGCTTTGACTACAAAGCCTGTAGCACCAAATGGTCGTGTCAATGAAGAAACAATTTTATTAGGTGCATTTTAATGATCATATTAGATTATAGCCAAATAGCATTAAGTAACATCTTACCCTTTCAGAAGGATATAAAGAACCAAACTCCTGAAGAGATCAAGAACTTGATCCGTCATACTACACTAGCAACCATCAAGTCTTATAAGAAGAAGTATAAAGAGTATGGCGAAGTCATCATAGCATGCGATGGTCCTTCTTATTGGCGTAAGAGTATATTCCCACATTATAAAGCTCATCGTAAGGCTAACAGAGATAAGTCAGACCTTGATTGGAAGTTTATATTCGAGACTCTTTCTGAGTTAAGACAAGACCTCATCGACCATTTCCCTTATAAAGTACTTATCAATGAAGGCGCAGAGGCAGATGATATCATAGCTGTGCTTACAGAGTTTACACAAGAACACTTGTTACATCAGAACGGTCTATTCGCAGAACCACAAAAGGTATTAATTGTCTCATCAGATAAAGACTTCATCCAATTACAACGCAATAAGAACGTGCGTCAGTGGTCACCTATGCAACGTAAGTTTGTAGAAGGCACGGTTAAAGAAGTTCAAGAGTATACTATCCAACATATCGTAAAAGGTGATAGCGGTGATGGTATACCAAACATCTTATCAAGAGACGACGTATTTGTATCAGGTGATAGACAAAAGCCTTTCTCAGCAAAACGTTTACCTGAATTCTTTGAAAAGGGCATTGAAGCGTGTAAGAATGACGAAGAGAAGAGGAACTATCAACGTAATCAACAGTTAGTTAACTTTGACTTCATCCCAGAATCCTTAGCTAAAGTCATCATATATACCTATGAGAACACTAAGCCTAAGGGTGATAAGAATTCTGTCATGGAATATTTAATCAAAAACCAATGTCGACTATTACTCGACGAAATCGAGGACTTCTAAAATGGCAACAACATTTTTACCAGAGATACTTGAAGAGATCAACACAGATCCCAAGTTATTATCAACAAAGTTTAAAGGCAATACAGCACTTAAGATCGTATTTGAATATGCTTTCTTACCTGAAAAGAAGTTTGCTCTTCCTGAGGATGAACCTCCTTACAGACCAGATGCCGCACCCATTGGTATGAGTCCAGCTATCCTTACACAGGAGCTTAGACGCTTCTATGTATTCCTTAGAAAAGACTTAAAACCTATCAAGCGCGAAGCATTATTCATATCTTTATTGGAATCAGTGCATCCATCTGAGGCTAAACTAATCATAGCTATCAAGGATCAAAAGCTTCCTAAGCTATATAAGAAGATAACCCGAAAACTTGTAGAGGAAGCTGGGTTCATCGCACCCGCAGCGCCCAAAGCATAAATTTGCATAAATAGATAGTAAGCTATATATCAGGTATTTTATGAGCCTGGGTGTGTTTTAAATTGTCTTTATAATCAATAAGTTATGATAGCATGTACTTTAATTAAAGGATGTGGTATACTAGTATTATGATAAGACAAATATTACTCTATAGGTCAGATAAGATTTCGGTCTATTGCACTCCAGCAGTAGAGCGATTATCGACACGTAGATTAACAACGTTTGTCAAGCAGTGTATATCTGCTGAAAAAACCCTTATAAAAGATATAACCAAAAAGTATCCTAAGAAAACAAAAGACGTTAAGTATACGTTCTTGTTTAAGAACTATAAGACTGATGAGATGTTAGGTTCTTGCGATCAAGAATATGATGATGATATCTTAATTGAACTAAATGCAAAAAATACATCTAGTCTATGTAAGACGATAGCCCATGAGTTAGTCCACGCTAAGCAATTTATATCTGGTCAACTTAAATACAATGTTAAGATTCAATACTTAACATATGAAGACGACAAACATCGATACATATATCGTCGCCAACCATGGGAAATTGAAGCATACGCACTGCAAGATAAAGGTGCATTGAAAATGAAAAGGTGGTTATTAGATCATGCGCACTTCAACCCAAAACTCACAACTCCAGAACTATACAGCTAACGAGCCGTATTTTTGGCATGATATAATCAAAGATTCTCCTATCTGTATCGATCTAGTGAATAACTATGAGCAGATAAAGAAGGAAGCTTTGGATTTTATAAAAGATCCTGCTACCTTATTTGATTATCCTAAATATACCGTTCATTATAATAATGCTTATTATGACTTATATGATAATTATTGGAAGGCTGTACCTCTGTCTGTGTTTGAAAAAGAATACATAGATCAAAAGAGTACACCCGAACAATTAAAGCAAATTGATAGCATAATAGCAAATTCAAAACAAAGATGCCCTACAATAGATAAAGTTATTGCGCCGTTAGAAAAGCAGGGGTATTTAGTTAATGCTTTTATAAGTCGACTAATACCAGGATCTATTATAAACCCACATGATGGTACCAGCCCACACTTTATGCGTACACACATGGGATTAGTATGTGATTCAGGTTGTAGGATAACTGTTGGAGAAGAAACAAGAACCTGGGAAGAAGGCAAGCTATTAGCATTTAAAGACGGTGGCCCCTATTTACATTCAGTAAAACATGAAGGAACATCTGAACGAATCATTCTATCTGTAGATATTCGCATGGATCCCTATTTGAAACCATATATGAATAATTATACTTTAACTTGATTATGTTATATAATACATTATGAATATATTCTACTTACATAAAGATCCAACAGTCGCTGCACAAATGCACGTCGATAAGCATTGTGTTAAAATGATTTTGGAAACATGTCAACTATTATCTACTGCACATAGGATGTTAGACGGCACTGAAGTACCAGGTAAAACAAAAACTGGCCGTAATATCAGAAGGTGGACATTACCGGATGATCGTGATGCTGTAGTATATACAGCAACCCATATTAATCATCCATCAGCAGTATGGTGCAGACAGAATCGAGAAAACTATTATTGGCTATGGTGTTTACTTAGTGCACTATGTACCGAATACACATATCGTTATGGTAAGGTCCATAAGTGTCAAGAGATTGGTTTAGTAGATAAACTAAAATATTTCCCAAATAACTTACCACATGGAAATTTCACTGGTCCTACTCCAGCCATGCCGGATCAATATAAAATACCGGGTGATTCAATTCAGTCATACCGTAATTACTATAATGGCGAAAAGCAAAGAATGTTTGCCTGGAAAAAACGTGAAATACCAGACTGGATACATAATGTTCAATAAACGGCCTAAGATAGAATTCTTTTCGCTGATCCCAGAAGTTACTAAGTTAGCACCTATAGTTCCAGCTTATACTATTAAACAAAATTGGTTTGAAAAAGCTACGCAGGAATTTGTAGATAAAACTAAAGAACCTTACTTTGGTCATAATAAGTTTATGCATACAGCAAAATGCCCAGGAATTTTTAACCTTATAAGATATGGTTGGATTATGACTACGTGGCAAGACATTATCATTAAGACTAATGGTGATAAGCAAACATTTACCTGGCGATCAGCTATAGACCAAAATAAAATGAACAGTAAAAATGAAGTGGGTGAGGCCGTAGGTTTTCATCCATCTTCTCAACTAGCAGATTATCAAGGTAGTTGGGATGATTCATTAAATGCGGTACTAAAGATCCATACTCCGTGGAGATGTATAGTTCCAAAAGGATACTATCTGCTCGAGGGACCAATACCATATTCAGAAGAAACAAGATTTACTACACTGCCTGGATTCTTCTCACAAGAGTATGGAGTATCACAAATGAATGTACAGTTAAAATGGCACGTTTTAAATGATGAAACACTTCTTAAAGCTGGTACACCTATAGCACATTATATGTTAGTGCCTAAGGTACAAGCAAATATGGAAGTTATGGATGCTACTGATAAACAAACTAAGGCTGAAAAGATAACTCAAGCTGAAATGAACAGAAGAAATGTATCTGATAGAGCAAAGTCAAAGTGTTTATATTCAAGGTTATTTAAATGAGCAAATTTATTCATGTAATTGATAATCCTTTTGGTAAGGCTTTTCATGAGAAGCTTTATGACTATGTCATTAATTCATATTTTAAGATTGGATCTCAAGATGGACCATCTACATTAGATAGAAGAAATAATGTATACATCCATTCTGATTATGGCATTGATGATGTAAACAGAATAGGTATACTTGATAAATTAAATGAAGTAGAGGAATGGCAACCCTACAAGGATTATAAATTAATAAGAACAACTATTAATGTGTCTGTACCATCTGATACTAATTTTCCTCATACACATAAGGATCAAATATCTTTGATCTATTATGTTAACTTAGATTGGAAACCAGAATGGGCAGGAGAGACTGTATTTTATAATGATGATCTAACCGAGATTACTTATATGTCTATGTATAAACCTGGAAGAATGGTTCTATTTGATGGAGAGATTCCACATTCAATTAGACCACAATCTAATTCTGCACCACACTATAGATTTACTTTAGCAATGTTTTTTAACAAATAACGGATAAAAATATGGATAACAATGAAGTCTCTGAGAGCTTTTATTTTCCCTCACCAGTCTATGCTGGTAAAAATACTGACTTATTACCACTAGGAAAGAAGCTTTGTGAAGAATACATATCAGAAGCAAAACAAACCTCAGAGCTAAACGAAATATACCCAGTCTACATGACTCAAAATTTTATACATGATGATAGAATTAAACCATTTAAAGAATATATTCTTAATGCTGCGCTATTAGCTTTTAATAAACAAGGATATGATCTAAGAAATGCAGAAGTATTCTTTACAGAATTCTGGTGCCAAGAACACTATAAATATTCTGGCCAAGATTATCATATTCATGGTAATGGATCTCAAATGACTGGATTCTATTTTGTAGAGTGTCCAAAGGATTCTCCTGCTGTAATATTCCATGATCCGAGACCAGTAAAACCGTATATGAGTTTACCTGAGTTAGATATGTCTCAGGCTACTGCTGCTAGTAATATGATTAATTATAATCCAGAACCAGGAATGGTACTGTTTACAAATTCATGGGTTCCTCATTCTTTTAGTAAGAATCCATCAGACAAAAAGTTTAGATTTATTCATTTTAATATTGGTGTTAGATACGTTCAACAGTGTCAAGTTGAACAACCGGAGATTATATGAACAAGTACTTAATAAGATTCAATAAGAGTCGTGGTCAACCGGGCCGAGGCACTCTTGAGCATGTATGGAGAGTCTTTGAGAACGGTAAAGAATTCTTATGTAAACACATTAGAATAGAAGTACCATGCCAGGATGAGACTTCTGGTGATGGAAATGGTCACGATGACTGGAACTTTGCATGTGAGGGTTATAAATATATTGATAAAGAAACTTCTACAATCACTATAAAGAGTAAGTAATGACAACCCCATCAGCTCAGATAGGTTTTAACCAAATTAATGCTGAGTTAGCTTTAACTCCTACAGCACAGATATCCATGAATGACGCAGCTGTTAGGACTTTGGCTGGTGTTCCTACACCCGGATCCCAGATATCCATGAGCAACCTTCAAGGTAAATCTAATGCTTGGACTGGCACGATTTCAACACCACAAGCCAACTTAAATCTATTAACATGGGCTACAACAGTCGCTAGTCCAGCTTATCCTGGAACTGGTCCAGCCTCGATTACTGTTGCTCCAGGTGTTTACGTCTATGCTGATGGTGCTACAGGAGCCACTGTTTATGGCATGAGTATTCCTGCAGGATTCCCTGGTACAGTTACAGTTACAAATAATGGTTATATCATGGGTCAAGGTGGATATGGAGCTATTACTGTAGGGAATTCCACCGCAGCTCCGGGAATTTCTGGTCAGCCAGCTATTAATATAGCTAAACCTGTTACTATTACCAATAACTCTTATATTGCAGGCGGTGGAGGATCTGGTGGTGGCGGGGGTAGTGGAGGTCCACCTGGTTCAACGGTTGGGGGTGGGGGAGGAGCTGGAGGGGGTGGTGGTGGAAGATGCTCGTGCTTGGCAATAGTAGGTGGCGGGGGCATTGGCTTGGCAGGAGCTTCAGGGTCATATGTGATCGTGGTTCCATTGAGCTATGCTGCTTTAGCTACAGGCGGTGGAGGTGGTAGAATTTTGCCGGGATCTGGAGGTAATGGTGGATTTACGCCAGGTGCACCGACAGCTGGCCCAACCACAACTTATAATGGAAATGGTGGCGGTGCAGGCGGTGGCGGTGCTAGATCATATGCTGTCGGTGGTGTTGCTGGACCACCAGCAAGAAGGGGCATAGCTCAATTGGGGGCTGGTGGTGGTGGCGGTTGGGGAGCACTTGGTGGGGCTGGGGTTGTGTTTGCTGGTCCTGATCTTTTCGGGGCAAGATTCGGTGCAAATGCAGGAAATGGCGGAAGTGCTAATATAGCTGGTGCGAGTGGAACACTTAGTGCATCTCCCAGCGCGGGTGTCTATACTGTTTCTTATACAGCTCCAGGCGGAGCCGGTGGTCAAGCTATTACACTAAATGCAAACTCAGTAACATGGGGAGCAACAGGTACATTATATGGATCGGTTGCATAAATAATTGTACCATATTTAATATAAGTATTATAATTATATTTGAAAGTGAAAAATTATGAAAAAAAATGAACAGTCTCAATCAACTACATTCGATATTTTAAATGAATTTGGTTATCTATACTGCAAAGACGTAGTATCAAAAGAAATGCGTGAGTACCTAACTCATGTCATGCTACGTAAACATGCATTCTCTGGATTCTATAGTGATGGCCAAATTGATGGAATTATGGCTCATGTAGATCACAATGAATTTTTAGAAACTGTACATGAACAAATCTGGCCAAAATTAGAATTAATACTTGGTGAAGAATTATATCCTACATATACGTATGCTAGACTCTATACGACTGGTAACTATATGACTAAACATACTGATAGACCAGCCTGTGAAGTAAGCGTTACAGTGCAATTAGGTAGATCACATAACTATTCGTGGCCAATATATATGGCAGGAAAACCTTATTATCTTAATGAAGGCGATGGTCTTATCTATAAGGGTTGTGATATTCCACACTGGAGAGATATATGTACTGGACCAGAAGGATATTATTCAGGACAAGCATTCTTCCACTTTGTAAGAGCTAATGGTGATTATGCGTGCGAAAGAGGAGATCTAAAGAGTAGATACCCAGAGGTAGAAGAATGGCCTTCTCAAGAGGAAGTTATTAAACTTGGTAAGAAGATAAAACTATCTCCTGAAGCAGATGCTGAATATAATAAGATGTATCAAAAATATCGCGCTAATACAATGGTAAGCAAATGACACATCTACTTGCAAAAGTTCCGCACCTACCCAATAGAACAAATGACTACATGGCATATTGGGAAGGATTCTTATCTCCAGAAGAGATTAATCAAATATTGTCTTTACCTGAATGGCATAATGTATCTAAGAGTTATGTTGGTGGTGGTGATGGTGGAATGATAGCACCAGAGGTTAGAAAATCAGATAATTCTTGGTTGTTTCCTCAGCCTCATACACAACATATATGGGATAAAATAACTCTTGCAATAGCAGAAGTTAATAGAACATTCTTTAATTATGATATTGATGGATGTTATGAAGCCGCACAATTAACCGTATATGCTGCTAATGATACGCATTATGACTGGCATATTGATGCGCATCCAGCACAACAAGCTGTTATGCCAAGAAAATTATCAATGTCTTTATTATTAAGTGATCCATCTGAATTTGAGGGTGGAGAATTTCAAGTAAAGACTGTCAATGATACTCCAATATCTTTAGAGCAAGTTAAGGGCAGAGCCTGGTTCTTTAGTTCAAATACCCTTCATCGAGTCACTCCAGTAACTAGAGGAGTTAGACGCTCTCTTGTACTTTGGATCGGTGGCCCACCTTTTAAATAATATGTTTATACCATTTAAGTTAGAACGAGACAAAAAGTTCCATTTTAAGACAGATAATATAGAAGTATTTTATAATCAAGATGTTGGAAGATATGAACTAGTTCATAGTGGAGAAGTTTGGATGAGCTATATTTCCGGAGATCCAAACGCAAGTACTCAAAATAGAGCTACAATCTATATTCAATTTTCTTCTTATGATTTAGCTTATGGTGATGTAGTTACATCTGGACTTGGATTTGGTTTAATACAGAATTTAATTTTGAATAAACCTAATGTTAAAAGCTTAACTGTTTATGAAATATCAAAAGATGTTATTGAATTAAATAGAGAATTATATGGTGATGAATTATTAGATAAAATGACTATCATTAATGATTCTATTAATAATGCAAAAAATATTAAGTGTGACTGTTTAATACTAGACCATTATGATCCTATTATAGGCGTTGAGAAATTTCATGATGGAACACTAAATAGACAAGATTTATTTCATAAAAGAATTCTAAAAGATATAAAAGAAATATCATTAAAAAATCCTAAAGTAAAATTAGTATGGTTTTGGGACATTGAGAATGCAATTATTGATTGGCAAATATCTAAAAATTATCATAAAGATGACGTAGAAACATGGTATAAAGAATGGTGTGATGAAACCGGAATACTTAATTTACCTAAATTAAATAAAGAAAAATTAAGCATGTACTTTGATAATATGAATAATATTCATGGAAATCATTATAATCCTAAAATAACTAAGTACTTTATGTATCCAGAATTATATAAATAGAATATGCCATTATACGACTTTAAGAATAAGGATACCGGTGAGGTATTTGAGAAATTTATGAGTATCTCTTCTAAAGAGGAATACCTTAAAGCTAATCCAAATCTTGAACCATTAATCACTGGTCTTACTCCACTCATTGATCCAGTTAGATTAGGTATTCATAAAGCTGATAACGGATTTAAAGAAGTACTACAAAGAATCCACGAGAAGACTCCTGGAAGTACATTAAATAAGACTAGTAAATATATTTAAATATGGGCCTTGCTGAACCCCATAGCAATATAAGTTCAGCTGTTAATAAAGGAGAAACACATGTTAACAAACATTATTGTATTTTTAGTAGGCGCACATTTGGGTGCAAAATACCCACAATATGCAACACTAATCGTTGATAAAGCACTAGCTTTAGCAAAAGCAGCATGGGCTAAAGTAGCTGGATTAGTGGCTAAAAAATAATGGCATTCGAATTCGATTTTACTGAGCAAAAACTAGGCCAAATACTTACTCGCAACAAGAACGTACATGAGTGGTATGAAGCGATGGTTGTGCAGTTACCTCAATTTGAAGTAACAACAGCAAAACGCGTTGC